AGCAGATGATGACACTGGTATAGCAGATGGTGATACTGGTGTAGAACTAGATTCATCACTAGATGAAGAACTGCCACTTGGAACTACAGATGTAATTGGTAAACTAGATATTGATGGTGTAGAGGATACTGGTAGTGTAGAGGATACTGGTGAACTAATAACATCTGGAGCAAATGAAACCCTTTTTCTTGTTATATTTTTACTTGTAGCTGGATTTATTGTTAATGATGGATTTGATGATAATTTTTTTGAAGTTATTGATCTTTCTGATGGCATTCTTCCTTTTCTAGGAAAATTTAAAATATTTTCTGGTGTTAATTCACTTCTTGAACCTATAATATCTTTTGAACTTCCTTTAATATTTTTTTCTATTGATGAAGGGCTAGATTCATCTGATTCACTTGTAACATTACTAATAGGCTGTAAAAATTGAACATTTGTGCTTGATTTTACTGGCATATCTGAAAATACTGGTAAATTTTTATTTATATTACCACTACTAAAATTGACACTCGTACTTGGCAATTTTTTTTTAAAAACTGGTTGATTTTCTTGCGTTATATTTTGTGATTTTGTGACTGGTCCTGATTTCATTTTTATTCTATTACATTATCAATATAATTTAAAATTGATTTATAATTTTAAATACTAAATTTATTAAAATAAAATAAAAAATAAAATGTTCATTATGAAAATTGATGATTTAGTTCAAGGAACCGTAATAAAAAGACCTTCAAAAATAATTAAATCTCCATATGTAGCTGATATAAATATAAATAATACAGAATTTTTAGCTCATACAGCAGCACTTGGATGTTGTGGACTATGTGATGTTGGTGCTACTATTTTATTAGCACCATTAAATAGTAAGTCTAAAAAAACTAATAAATGTGTCTATAGTGCTCAATTATCAATTATTAATGAAAAAAATAATGAAATAATTATTGGCATTCATCCTAAATTAGCAGAACAGTTAGTTGAAAAATGTTTAGTAAAAAATTATTTGTCTATTTTACAAGATTGTAAAAAATATAGAAAAGAAACAGTAATATTTGTTAAAAACAAAGTTGATTCACGATTTGACTTTACTGGAATTGATAAAAATAATATTCCCTTCATCATGGAAGTAAAAAATGTACCACTTGCTGATTATGATGACATTTGTGCGAAAGATCGCAAGAAAATGTCTTATGATGATAGACCATATAATTCTAAAATAGCATATTTTCCTGATGGTTATAGAAAGAAAAGTTCTGATCCTGTAAGTCCTCGTGCTCTAAAACACATTCGTGAATTAACATTAATAAAAAAGGAATCAATTACTCGTTGTATAATGTGTTATGTTATACAACGAACTGATGTAGATCGTTTTCAGCCATCTATTATAGATCCTGAATATAGACAAGCAGTCAAAGAAGCGATAGAAGCTGGTGTAGAAATAATTACTCTTGTTGTTAACTGGACACGTGATGGTGAAGCATATTTTGTTAAAGACAACCTATTTATGGTGCCATTTTAAAATAAATATCAGATATTAATTTTATTTTATTTAGTTATTTAACAATCTAAAATTTTAAACAATTCTATATCATTTGTTTCCATTATATTTTCTAATGATTTTACATTAGAAGCAGCACTTTTGTCATTTGTTAAAAAAGATATTAAATCTAATACTACTTTAATTTTTTCTTGTGACCAGTAATTTATAAATTGATCAAGTAATTCTTTTGTATATAAGCTTGTCATACCATCCTTATTAAAAATAGACTCATTATATGTTTGTTCTACATGATTTGTGATTATTACATTAAAATAATTCAGTGTTAAACAAATAATAGAGTTTGATTTGTATGTTTCAATTAATCTTTTAATTCCATTTTGAGCACATGTAAAGAGGTTTTTTATGCGTGGTGTGGTTTTTACAAACTCTTTTGATAAAAATTGTTTACACGCAAGTTCAATTGGATTATACATATATTGAAGATCTGTCTTATTTGTCTTAAAAAATACACGACATAATGCCTGAAATGGTCCAGGTTCTTGAAAATAAATTATATTATTTGATATAAGTATTTTAGTTCCTACAGGTTTATTTCCTATAATTGCTAATTTAATTATAACAGATAACGGATCTAACACAAATTTTTTTAAATTTATTTGATTATTATTATCAGGTAATGTTTCATTATTCATTTATATAATAATTATAAATGAATAATTTTTAAATTATAAAATTGAATTAAATTTTATTTATTTTTATTAATTTAAAAAAACAAAAAATGAATAATTTTACATACTTGTCTAAAGATGAATTAAAAAAAAATCTTACTACTTATCAAGATGAACTTAATGATATTGATAACTTACCATTTTATTATTTTATAATGATTACTAAAGAATTAAAAAAGCAACAACTTTTATTATTGATAAAAGAGATTAAAATGGAAATAATTTATAGAGAAGATGATGAAAAGCGTGAAAAATATAAACATTTTAGAGAAAATGATCCACTAAAATATGGAAAAAGAAAACATAAATAAAAAAAATTTATTTACGCTTATTTGTATAGTTCTTTTTAGTGTTTTTCTTTTTATTTGCTCTATTTTTTCTGGATTTTCTGGATTTTCTAGATTTTCTGGTTTTTATTTTTCCACCTGTTCTAGGAACATATCCATAACCGAATAAATTTGTATGACAATTTTTTTGAATTGGTTGACGACAAATACCACAACTTTTGTTAGATAACGCATTATAACATTTTCTATGAAGACGATGACCATTATTACAAATTAAACAATCTGGTATTCCGTCAATAACACTATCTAAATCAATAGGTTCTAAACAAACCCAGCAATTTTCTATTTCTCCTAATTCTGATTTATTTTTTGTATATGAAAAAGCCATTATATTTTATATTGATAAAAAAATAATTTATACTATATACTTATACTGTATTATAGTATATAGTATAAATTATACATTAGGAGTTTTTAAACTTTCTAAAAATTCATCAACATATTCCTGTGGTATTTTATTGAAATCAACTAATGTTTCATTTAATTTATATAATTCATACGCATTTTCAGCTTTTATTTTTTCTTCAAAATAATCACGATTTTCATAACATTTTAATGCTGTTTTAGGTCCACATTTTTTTAATACAGATTTAATATTATCACTAATATCACCCATTACTATTTTACAAAATAGATCACATTCGGGATTACCTGTACTGCTTTTCTGGTCTGTTAGCTTCTTATAAGCTAAACTAAATATTTGAACATTAGGTTTTGCTAGTTGTAAATAATCCTTATCACTTGTTATAATAAAGATTCTCGCATCTTGATAATTATTTAATATATATTTTACAGAAATAGCAATACAATCATCTGCTTCTAATTGAGGATGTTTTAATATTGCCTTAACTCCACCTTTTATAAATAATTTATCCTCATACACCATTTTGAAAAATGGACCACCCATAAAACTATTATCTTTATCTCTAGTACCTTTATACTGGGGTAATAGTTTATTTCTCCATATATTTTCTCGCTTACAATCCTTACCAACAATTAAAATAGGTTTAAATTCGTCTTTGTGTAATCCTAATTTTTTAGGTATTTCTTCAACATGTTCAATAAATGTTTTTATAAATTTATCAACAAATATTTGATTTTGAATAGGATCTGTTAGAGGTTCTTCAGGATGTGCGTTTTTCCACCAATTTAACAATGAATGGTATCTATGAAAACAAAAGTAACTGCCATCAATAAAGATAAATGTAGGTGGAATATTTAAAGTGTTAAGTGTCATTTGTATTATTTATGTATTTATTTTTGTAGTATTTATTTAATTTCAATTTTATTAATTTTTGTCTCCAAATTATTTATTTGTCTACTAATATCATTATGCCATGGATATAATACTGTTGTTTGAAATGTAAATGCTGATATGGCAATAATAAAGTTCAAAACTGGTAAATTTTTGTAAAACATTGTATAAATTAACTTCATTAATGGTATTTTTTTATAAAACATTGTATAAAAATAACATTAATTTTTCTTTAAGTTATTTTGATTATTTAGATTTTTAATAAATAAAATTGAATAATATTTTTATTATAATAAAATAATATAAAATAATGTCAACACCCACAAAAACTATAATTACTAATATTCAAACATTTGATAATCATAAAAAATGGATGGGATATGAAATTACAATGAACGATCCTACAAAAAATATTATATGTAAAATAGATAATATCGATAGATGCTGTGAAAACTGGGGTATACATACAAAAGATAATATAAATGAATTTATTGGTGCCGAATTTAATTCGATTGATGTTAGTAAAATAAAATGTAATAGGTATGATGAAATGAGTATAATAGATATAACAATTAGTACAGATAAAGGAAATTTTGTTTTACAATTTTATAACCAGCATAATGGATATTATTCACATGATGTATATATACAAACCGAACAAGGTGTAAGTATTATTAAATTATAATTTTATATTTTATTATTTTAAAAAATAAAAAAAATATATATTACACTTTTTCTCATTTAGAGCATATTTGTATGATACTATTTTTAATCTTTATCTCTAATCTTCATCCACAAATTTCCTAACATATTCTCACCTATCACCTTTATATTCCCATCTACTACTATCCCTTTTCCCTCCCATAATCTAGTTTTTGTTTTTTCTTCACTACACCTCATAGCAGGATGAATTAACACTTTCCCTTTGCTTTTAACTAATTCCTCTTTTACTTCTTCATAGTTCTCATATTTATATTTACATATCTCAATTTGTACGTCTATACTTAATCTATGCCATAATTCCAATTCTTCTTTACTCAAAATAAACTTTCTCCCCATTTTTTTTATTATTCCTCCATCTTTTTCACACACTCCTCTCAAAAATCTAGTACCATACTCAAGCAAGTCCTTTTTTCTTTTTTCATCTTTACACAACTTACCTAGTCTAATAAACTTTTCTCCATGAAAACAACTTTCTCCACTATCATACTCTCTTATCTCTTCTCCATCTTCTATCCTAACAAGACATTCCCAAAAATTACTCAAACATCTACCCTCTTCTTTTTTAAAGAAGAAATTCATAACCCCTTGCGTCAATATTTTCTTATCACTCATCGTTATAATTATTAATCTTTATTAATAAAAGTAAATCAATTTTATTTACTCTTACTTGAAAAATGAATCATAATAGAAATTTTAAATAAAAAATAAAAAAAAGTATTTAAAATTTTGATATCATTTTTCAAAAGTCGGTGGGCCAAATCAAAAATGGACAAAAATAAATGTCCAAAATTGCAAAAGGCAAAAAAGTCTTGAGAAAATCCTTCGATGAGACCATAAAAATTTTTAGCGTCTCATAACTTTTTGAGAATTTTTTAATTTGTGACGATAATTTTTTAAATTATAATAAAGTATTTTATAAAAAATAATAAAAACTTTTTTCTCTGTTTCCTATATGGAAACTTTAGGAAACCAAAACAAGCCAAAAAATAAAGTTTGTTATTTTTGTAATATTTGTGACTATGAAACGACCAAAAAATGTAATTACTCTACACATTTAACTACTAGTAAACATATAAATCGCTTGAAAGGAAACATTTTAGAGCCAGATGGAAACCAAAACAAGCCAGAAAATATCTCAATAATTTATAAGTGTGAAAATTGTTATAAAATATTTAAAAATCGATCTGGATTATGGAAACATAATAAAAAATGTGATTTTATTAATAATAATTCTATTAAAGAAATAGATTATGATAATATT